TTTAGTAATTCCTGTATCAATCCAAGGTCTGATAATTCGATAACAATATAATTTAGAAGCGGCTGTTGGTTCTCCTGAAGAAAAAGAAGTTGATAATTCAGTTCTCATCATTGAAGAAAATGCCAGATTAGAATTAGAAGTCATAAATCTGTATTGTCCCATGATGATAGTTGTGTCTTCATCTGAATTTGCCATCATTCCATACATCGATCCTTTGTTCGAATAGAAATCTGTAAAGTCAATAATTTCTGAAGGATCAATAAGTTTGTCAGTAATGAGATCAAGAACCAACATTGCAGGAGTTGTTGAACCATCATTGAAATACATCCCGGGATCTTGAATAGTTGAACCTACTGGAAAGAAAGTTTCCTTAGATAATTCTAAACCACCTAGATCAATGGTACTCATCGTCCATAGATAAGGGGAAAGAACAGGAAGTCCGGGTAATGAAGCCTTGGACTCCCCCCTCCAATTATTCCAAGTTTGTAAAGCATCTAGGTTGTATTGAATATCTAAACTCCAAGCCTGAGTGGCAGAGTCCCATTCCACTTGAATAGGCCCAAAGTCTGTAGACAACCTAATCTCTTGACCGGTTTCACTCATCGCTTCATCACCTTTCTTGTTGCTATGTGTGTTTTCTTTGCTAGTGCTGCAAACTTAGATCGAGGATGCTTTTTCTTTAGTTTAGCATATTGCTTCTTGTATTCAAGATTGTACTTAGAAGGCTTTCTGGTCTTTTTCGAGTGGACGTCCACTGCCACATGGGAATGGGAAGGCTTTGCATTCCCTTGCGTAGCCGTTCCGCATTCATGGCAGAAGTTAGCCATAGTATCAAGCCTCAGCAGTGGATTGTATTGCAATAGCCATCCAGTCTTTAGTCGATAGTTTGACTACACGGCAGCGAATTCTAGCAGTTACCCAAAGATTACCAGCACCAACAGCAGAGCCATCATTACCAGTTGTAAGATAAAGAGTGTCATTGACAACCAAGAATGCTTCAGATAAAGAAGTAGGCCCAAAGTTATCAGGGAAGAAGTCGGATGTTGCTGATGAAAGGGCATTATCTATTGAAATTCCACCGGAAGCCACTAAGGCTTGACTGTCAGCTCTAACTAATGCGACTCCGGGATTTAAGTCGGTCAATTGTGTGCTTATTCCACCATTACCAGCCAAGAATGAACCTACATCTGAACCATAGTCACCATCTCGTTGAATGATGAAGTCTACAGATTCTATTGCAATGGCTTGTCCAGTTGGGACATTCACATAAGCAGAGAGATCTACAGTTGATTGCGTTCGGGTTCCGTTGGCTTGGGCAGCAGCCATCATCACGGTTTCAGTCAGGTAAAAAGAGCCAGTCATTGATTTGGTCATACACAATCCTATGGCTGGCGGTGTATAAAGTAAACTAAGTGTTCGCAACTACACCTCACTTCAATCCTGATTAGCAAGCACACCATCCCAACCCACCACCACCTCATCCCCACACCCCACTTATAGTAATGCAAGTATCTTTTTTACATTGGTTGGAAATGAATTTCACTTGTGACGCATTAGAACAGGCGGTAAGTATATACCAAAATGATGCTTCGGAAAGGGTGAGGGCATACAAATGAAAGTGCAAAAAGTAGTGAGTTTAGACGAAAAGACGATGAAAATCAGTCAAAGAATGGAGAATTTTAGCAAATGGGTACGGGTAGGACTGCTTAATTTCCATCATGGGATAGATGCAACATCCGAATTGATCGAGTTAACCAGACAAAAGAACAAGTGGGCAAAAGTATCAAACCTTTTAGCAACCGCGGCCATAGAACATTCATTGGAATTGAATCCTGAATTCAAGGGAACCGTTGAAGAATTACTCTTCGATGTAATAAAAGAAGCTAACAAACAAAAGTCTCTGGTGGAATTTGAATGACTAGGAGAACTTGTGAAACCTGTGGCGAATTAAAACATAAGATCGAAGGGTCTTTTCAACAGGTTTGTAATACTCCTAGTTGTGTTGTGGCCATGCTGCAGCTTCTAATGAGTATGAATGGCATTACAGCAGTAGAATTACCGGATGGAGCAGAATGAGAATAGTCTTCGATGTTGATTTTGACCCTGCTGATCATGTCGGACATATTACCTATGTCAGAAGAGATGATACCGTTGTTTGTTTAACTTGCATGGGATTGGAAGAAGAATGAAGCAATGTATTGTACGCGGTTGCTTCACTTTCATTTCACTTTGTGACGGTCGCAATATGATTCGATGTGCGCGATGTATTCGATTAAAGAACACCAAGATAAGGAAGAAGGTCAGGGATTTGAAGTCCAATGAGTAAATAGATCAATCGCTCCAATCTCTGAACTCTTTTCTCCAATTCTTCAAACATTAGATCATCATTCCTCCACCAACTCCACCTTGACCAAGTGCTGAATGTTCATAGACCGCTATCTCTTCAGTATAGAGATCCCCGTACGACGCATTTTCAGTTGTAGCCATTGCAAGGGGGAAAGCGATAGCAAAGAAAGTAACACCTGCTGTAACGCCCACACCTGAAGCACCACCGTACCTAGTCAGTGAAAGATACCATGGCGTAACTTTGGTTACAACTTGAATCGTCGCAGGTACAATAATCTCTTGGTAAAGAATTCTAGTCACTGCTACACTCATGTTCCAAGAGTAAACAGTGGAATGATAAATGGTAGCACCTGCAATTCGTATCGCGATCCTCCTTGATACTGGATGAATCATTGCAGCGAGGAATATTGCAGTTCCTTCAGGGCCTATCTTTGTGTAACCTTTAATCGCAACATATCTAACCAATCCAGCCATGACCGGCATTACATAAGCAACCACTGGGATCAACTCTGCGTTTGGTCTAATTCATAAGAGCGCTTTAGTCTCATCAAGTAAACTAAGTCTTCCTCTTGATCTCTAACTCCAGTTAGATAGAATCTTGATGATGGAATTTGAATTTTAGTAATTCCTGTATCAATCCAAGGTCTGATAATTCGATAACAATATAATTTAGAAGCGGCTGTTGGTTCTCCTGAAGAAAAAGAAGTTGATAATTCAGTTCTCATCATTGAAGAAAATGCCAGATTAGAATTAGAAGTCAT